CTATTTGGCGGCGCCCCGCACCTTCTCCACCGACCGGGCGCCGACATAGCCCAGCATCACCCACTGGAACAGCTCCACAATGTCGGTCGGGATGGCGGCCAGCCAGGCCTGCATGCCGGCCGCCACCGCCTTCGCCGTCTCCGGCGCGAAGGCGGAGAGCACGCCCATGGGTAGTGAGGCCAGGATCAGGGCATAGACCACATAGAGGAAGGTCGGCCGCGCCCGGCTGGTCCAGGGATCGGCGCTCTGCGCCTCGGCCAGGATGGCCGACAGCTGCACCTTCACCTCTTCCAGCGCGCCGGCCTGCTGCTGGCGCAGCAGCTCCAGCTTGGCCGCTTCCCGCGCCTTTTCATCGGGCAGGACCCGGTCGATGACGGCCATCAGCGGGGTCAGCAAGGCGTCCCACATGGGTGCCTCCATCACGGGGTCAGGAACAGGGCGCGCTCGGCCGCCCGGCGGCGGACCAGGCCGGGCAGCACGCGGCCGCCGGCCCGGCACCAGCGCGGGAATTCATCCGCCGCGCCGGCCGTGTCGCCGGCCAGCAGCAGGCGGCGCAGGGTGGAGCCGCCCAGGGCGTCCAGGCCGATATTGTAGGCCAGGCTGCCCAGCGCGGCGAACTGGTTATCCGTCAGCGGGACGGGGCAGAGCCGGACGATGCCCGTCTCCACAGTGGCCAGGTCCTGGCGCAGCAGGGCGTCTGCGTCGGCCAGGGTCATGCCGGCCGGCCACAGGCGCCGCCACGCGGCCATGGCCGCGGCACGGTCGGCCCCGCCGCGCAGCTGGCGTCCGCCGTCGGTCAGGGCATGGCCCCAGCCGACGCTCCAGACGCCGGCCGGGCACAGGGCGGGCTCCAGCGTTGGTGTCGAAGGGTCGCCGTCATGCAGCCCCTCGAAGGATTTGATGAGGTCGAGTCCCGGCGCGTTGATGCGCCGGGACCGGTCCATGGTGGGCATCTGCCCCTCCTTGTCGGCACGGAAAGCCCGCCGGCAGGCGGGCGGGGGATCAGGACGCGTCGGCCGCGCCCTTGCGGCTGGCCGGCGCCGACCGGTCCAGCAGCCGCCAGATCACGGCTTCGGTAAAGCCGGGTCCGAGATAGCCGGCGACCACGATACAGGCCGTGGCCTGCCAGCCGGCCAGGCCCAGATAGTCCGCCACCCCCTGGCCGATGACGCCGGTGCCGACGGCAATCGGCAGCTCATAGAGCAGGCTCATGGACAGGAAGGGCCGGCGTCCACGCTGGGCAGCGCTGGCGCGGTACATCAGCCGACCGACCAGCGCCCACAGGAAGGCCAGAAGCCCTCCCATGACCGTCTCGCCCGGCGGCAGGGTCTCCAATGGCATCGCGGGATGCCTTTCCGATCTGCGGAATTGAGGGCCGCTCTGACGTTCGAGGGCCGGCGAGGGGAGGGCGCCAAGCCCTGCCCTCTACACCACGCGGGGTGTTCCTCGCATTGAGCGGGCTGACAGCCGCTCACGCAATGCCGTCGGGCCAGGCGACCCCGTTCAGGATCTGATCGACCTCATGCACCGTTTCGGCCGTCATCACCGCCCTTTTGGCGGCAAGCCGCGGCCCTTCAATGGCCGCAGCACGATTGTTGAAGGCGCGGGCCTTTTCGAGAACGACAGCGGCGACATCGCCAAGGGTTTCGGCGGGCTGTCCGTCGGCAAGGCGTCGGGTCGTGCCCACCTCGGCGCTCAGATAGGGGTACTTGTCCGACGACGTCAGGGTGCTGTCAGCCTCATCAATGGAGCTGGCCTCGGCAGCCTTGCCATCATAGACCATAGCCATGCCGCTTCCGCCGGTGATGATCTTCAAGCGGTGATTTTCCGCGGCCGCGTCGAGGCGCTGAATGGCCAGCGTGCGATACGTTTCGAGGTCGATGACACCGGGGGCACCATTCGTCGGCATGGGATCGGGCCATGCAATCTCCTTGGCCGCGTAGGCACGCAGAACCGCCGCCGGGATGTCATATGAGGAAGTGAACTGCTCATACTCCGCGGGAACGAGTGTCCCGAGACCGGAAGCTGCCATATGCACGTAGCGGCTGATGTAGGACGATCCTATGGCCGACAGGGCGACCACCGCGAAAAGGAAATCATGGGTCACGCGGCCATCGCTCTGCACGTGAGTGCCAGAGGCGAAATCCCGCTCAACAATGTTTCGAAGAGCCGTAATAAGATCAGGGGTGGGCATCCTATATGTCCTTCTTTCATTAGGCTGTAGGGGAGGGGATAGTGCTGCCCGTGGCGCATCCGGAAGTCAGAACAACTATGCCATATCCTCTCTGCAGAATGATAATTGCGTGAATTCAATTAAAATAAATCATGGTATTGTGTGTATTTTGCTGCTAATAGCCAGTCACGTCAACGAGCAGGATGTTTGTTGAGAAATTCATATCTTTGTATATGTCTGGGACTATTCCTTTTCCCTCTATCGTTCGTTCGTATAGAACATATACTTTTCCTGTTGTCTCTGTTGTTGTCATGAGGATGCCGGCATACCAGAAAAGCTTTGGCTTGGGGTCGGATGGGGGCGATTGCAACTCGCTTTGTTCGTATACAACCTTGGACTGACAAAATGCAGCAATTTTTCTACCCGAAAAATCTGCGATGGAACTCCTGAAGACACCAAGAGGCAGTGACTCCTGGTAGATCAAATCCCGGACAACGAGTGGCTTGTATGCCGAGCTCATGCGCAGCCGACCAGCGGCATCATACACTTCGATTCCGGTGCCACCCGATACTGTCGCCTGGGCCTGGTCGAAGAAGAAGCACTCCAGCGGTTGGCTACTCGTGGTGACGATATCCCAACTCCAGGTCTCCACGGCACCAACGATTTGCGATGACGTGCGCAGGACAGAAAATCCGCTATTCGGTGCATGAACAAACATCAATGGGGTGGAAATGGCCGAGCCGACATATTGGACGGTAGCTTTTCGGATTATTCCAAGCAATCCACCCTTCACAGGATAGGTTTGGTTTGGGATCACTGTCTGCTTTTGGACGAAAGCAAGATTTGAGGCGTTCTCATCAATCTGAACAGTCCCATTGTTCGCGTAGGAGACAAATCCGACGGGCATGGCTCAGTACTCTCCGTAGAAGATCGTTGCATGGGTGTAATCCAGGCTTACGACTTCGCCATCTGGCAGCTGTCTGCTATATATCAAAACTGATCTGTTGGGATTAGTGTCGCCTGAGCCGACAGTCACATCGTGAAATTCTCCATTTGCAACCACTGTCCACCATAATTTTTTGTTTTGATCTTTGTTTACAGTGATTTCCCCATATGACGGAGAGTGAGGTATTTCTTCCTTGGAAAGACGGAGCATCCCTATCTGCCTGGACGTAACAGTATTGGCGTCGAGCAGCGTCGATCCGTCCGGGGCAAAAATCTGCAATCCTTGTGGCATGGTGTCACCATATCCCTAATCGCACCCTCAAGGTGCCGTTACTGTCGAAGACCTGAATTAGGGAGTTGTTGATCTCCATCCTTTGACCCGTCTCAGAGTTTTTGATCACAAGCTGGTTGTTATCCAGATCGAAGTAAGTAAGCCCGTTTGTCGACTGCAACTTGCCAGTCTTGATTGATGCCCCGTCGATCTGGGTCACGCCTGCGGGCTGCCACAGGGGGGGCGTCGTCTGGTTCGGGAGCACCTCGGCCAGCATGCATTGTGTTGCAATACAAGTCGGGTTGCCCTCCCCAATGCCATACATGCGCAGGGCAAAGACAACTTTTGTGCAGTCGGCCGGGACGGTCACGAACCCCTCGGTCCGGCCGAAGGCGTCGATGCGCGTCCCGCCCCAGGCCCCCTGATAGAGGGGGGCGAGCGGAGAACTGCCGATCTGGTTCCCGGCATCGTCATAGAACCAGAGGAACACGGTTGCGGCACAGCGGATGGCCCCGATCCGGGCGCCGTAATAGTAACGGGCGCCGGGGGTGACGGAGTAGCCACCACCCTCCATGCCAGCGTTGACGACCTCGACGAACTGATCCGTGGGGACCGGCGTTGCCGTATTGGCCGCGATGTAGAGGGCATGGCTACCGACCGGGGTCCTGCCCTCCGGATCAACGCCGGAGGTTGCCGTTCCCCCGACAATATTTCCGGACGCCGTGGGCTGGCCCCAGCAGCGCAAACCCCAGGAGCCATCGCTGTTCTGCAGGAGGTTCGGAGAATTCCCGACAGCCAGCTTGTCCGCGGTGATCGCGCCGGTGGAGATCTTGTCGGCCGTGATGGCGTTCGCGGCCAGCTTGCCGGTGGTTATGGAGCCTGCGGCCACATGGTCGGCCGTCACGGCATTGGCCGCGATCTTGTCGGCGGTAATGGCCCCGGCCTTGATCTTGCCGGTGCTGATGGCGTTGTCGACGATCAGTGTTTCGCCAACGGCGCGCCGGAAGACAGCATTGCACCAGTAGGCATCCGATGGGAGCGGCTCTCCCGCATCAACCATCAGGATAAAACGTAGGGATTTGATGTCGGACGGTACGGTCCACTGGCCCTCAAGGAAAACCCACTGATTGGTCGCGTAGGTGTGGCACGGCCAGGCGTAATAGGCGACGGACCCGTCTCCGCGCCGGGCTTCGATGTATATGCCCGCCGGACCAGCATTCGTGTTCCAGACATGGGCCGCGACGTAGTAGGTCTCGCCCTCGACGACCGGGATAACCTTGTCCCAGGAAAGGGATCTGGCGCGTGTGCGTATCCTTGTCGGGGAGACCGGGTCCGAGGGGGTGCTTTCAATAGAGAAGGAGGCGCCGCTGGCCGTCCAGCCATCCATGCTAAGCTGGTCATTAAGGGAGAACCGCGGATTGGTGATGATGTTGCTGGCGTCGGCAATCGCCAGCCGGCTTGTCGTGATAGCCCCGGCAGCCAGCTTGTCGGCGGTGATGGCGCCCGCAGCGATCTTGTTTGCGGTTACGGCGTTGGCGGCAATTTTGTCTGCGGTTACAGTACCAGCCGTAATCTTGTCGGCCGTAATGGCATTGGCCGCGATCTTATCGGCGGTTATGGCATTGGCTGCAATCTTGTCAGTGGTTACAGCACCGTCGACAATCATCGAGGCGTTAGCCGCTCGGCGCATAACTACGTTGGACCATAGAACGTCGGGCCGGTTCCCATACTCACGTTCAGTCTGTAGGTCCAAACGTATGAAGAAAACACCGTCCGGAACAGTAAACCGGGCCTCTAGCAGCGCCCACTGGTTTTTTGTATTTGTGCCAACGATGTATGCGTATCCGAGAACGGAATTTTGTGGTGTGCGCTGCTCGATAACGATGTTTGCACTGGCGGCTTGGTCCGTGTTGTATACGTGGGCAGCGATATAGTACGCCTCACCCGGCAATACCGGTATATGCTTGGCCCAAAAAACATCACGGGAACGACCGATGATCCGTGTGCGCGCAACCGGATCGCTACTGGCCTGTTCTACCGTGTCAAAAGGACCTACCAGCCAGCCCTCAGTGCTTGGTTGCCCATTCACCTCAAAGCGCGGGTTCGTGATGATATTGCTGGTATCCGCAACTACCAGCGCCTTGGCAGTTACCGAATTTGCAGCGATCTGGTCCGCCCCGACGGCACCGGCGGCGATCTTTGCAGCGGTTATGGCATTGGCTGCAATCTTGTCAGCGGTTACAGCGTTAGCTGCCAATTCATCGGTGGTTACCGAATTTGTACTCAAGTGCAACGCTGTAACCGAATTTGCAGCGATTTGGTCTGCACCAACAGCGCCAGCGGCGATTTTGCCAGCCGTAATGGCATTGGCCGACAGCTTATCCGTGGTTACGGCATTGGCTGCAATCTTGTCGGCGCTGACCGCACCGTCGACGATGAGGGAGCCGCTGGCTGCCCGTCGCCAGACAATGTGGGTCCAGTAAGTATTATTGTAAGTCCCCTCAAGCCCGTGCCCGTTGTTTATGATAAGGCGTAGATACATGACATCGGCAGGTACCGTGTATTGTGCCTCCAACAGCACCCACTGGTTTTTGAGGTCTGTGCTGGCAAGCGTTGGATAGCCAACCGGGAATTTTGTACCATTCAACGTTTCTACCAGCAGGCGCGCGGGGGCTGGATCTTCCTGGAACGCATAGGCGGAAAAGTAATAGGTCTCCCCTGCACTCACAGGCACGTATGCGCCCCAATACGCTTCGGCATTGGTGCCAACCAACCTGAATGCGGAGATACCGGCCCCCGGATAGTAATCAGCACGGGCATCGCCGTTCAGTTCCCATCCCTCGGTACTCAGCCGGCCATTCACCTCAAAGCGCGGGTTCGTGATGATATTGCTGGTATCCGCGATGGCGATGGATTTTGCCGTAATGGCATTGGCCGCGATCTGGTCCGCCCCGACGGCACCGGCGGCGATCTTTCCGGCTGTAATGGCGTTGGCCGCCACCTTGTCGGCCGTGACCGCGCCGGCCGCGATCGTCTCTGCCACGACCGCGTTGGCCGCCAGCTTCGGTGTGGAAACGGCACCGTCAGCAAGCTGCGTCCGGGTAATCTGCCCCGCCAGGTCGGCAGTATCGACGTCCAGCGTGTAGCCGCTGTTGTCGGCCTTCTTGCGGTAAAGCTGGCCCTGATAGACCACCAGGGCGGGAGAAGAGGCCGTCGCCTGCAGGGAGGTCACGGCAATCGGGACGACCATGTCGGTCGCCAGCTGGTCGGCTTTGATCTTGCCGACGAGATTGGCGGTATCGACCTCCAGCGTGTAGCCGCTGTTGTCGGCCTTTTTGCGGTACAGCTGGCCCTGATAGACCACCAGGGCGGGAGAAGAGGCCGTCGCCTGCAGGGAGGTCACGGCAATCGGGACGACCATGTCGGTCGCCAGCTGGTCGGCTTTGATCCTGCCGACGAGATTGGCAGTATCGACCTCCAGCGTATAACCGCTGTTGTCAGGCTTCTTGCGGTACAGCTGGCCCTGGTGGACCACCAGGGCGGGGGATGATGCGCTCACCGCCGTGGGCACCTGTGCCACGACGATAGGCGGGGCGATGTCCGACGCCAGTTTCGCCGCACCGACCGCCGCATCGGCAATATCCGCGGCGGCGATCAGCGGCAGCATGTGCGGCCCGGTGGAAAGCCAGGGGCCGTAATTGCCGCTGGTATCGACGTAGCGTGCCGAGAAATACTGCGCCGAACCGGGCGCCAGCCCGGTCACCGGGATAAAGCTGGCCGCCACGGCGCCGGTCGGCGCCACGGTCACCCGGGGCAGCGCGACATCCGTCGCACCGGCAGAAGGCGAGCCGTCCGCATTCGGCGGGGTGCTGTTCCGGACCAGCTGAAGAAAGCTGTAGTCCAGCCCGACCAGGCCAGCGGGCGCCAGGACCGAAACATAGGCCGCCGACGGGGAGAGCGCCACGGAGATTGAGCCGGGGGCCGCCGGGGCCACCGTGTCCTTCCCCGTGGTGAAGGTCAGCGTGTTGCTGTAGGCGCTGCGGTTGCCGTTGGTATCGACGGCCAGAACCTTGGCGTTGATCGCCGTGTTGGCGGCATAGGTCCGCGGGATACGGAACTTCACCGCGGTGTCTTCGCCCTTGGGGACGGGGTAATAGTCCCACTGGCTGTCGGCCAACAGCTTGACGGCCACCTCATAGCTGTCCAGGTCGGCGTCGGCGGGCGCTGACCAGCGCAGGGTGACGGCGGTGCTGCCGTCCGCATGGGGAACGCTGCCGGCGGCAAGGTTGCCCGGGATGCCCGGCGGAACCGTATCGACCGTGGACCCGACAACAACCGACAGCTGGCCGGACATGTTCAGCCCGTCCGTCCCGAAGATGTCGTAATGGGCCGCGCGGACGTAATAGGTGCCGCCGGGCTTCGGCACGATGATCAGGCCACCGCCATCACCATCATAGACGAGATTGGCCGCTCCGGGCGCAAAGCCGTCCTCAGCGGAAATCCAGACCTGTGTGCCGGCGTAATCCGCTTCGGTCGGGCGGGCATAGGCGACGGAGATGGCCCCGGCCCGGGAGTCGACCGCCAGACCGGCCGGGGCCGCCGGGGCCGGGTTGGTCAGGGTTGCCGTCGCCGGGTCTCCGACCGGGTCTCCGGTCGCGTCCAGCAGCTGCACGGACAGGGTCAGGCTGCGCGCCAGCGCCACGCCCGCGGCGGCGGCATCGGCCACGTAGCGGTCATAGGCATAGGCGAACCGGGCTTCGGTCACGGTCTGTGTGCTCAGAACCGTGGTTCCGTGCAATACCTGCACCTGGAAGCCGCCGAAATAGGCGGAGTCGGTGGCAAGGGTGCTGTCCCAGACGGCGATCAGATCCGGCGTCGTCCAGGCTCCGCCCTCGGGGCGGACATTCGTGGCTGCCCCGGCGGGTTCAACCCCGACCGTGACCTCCGCCTCCACCGTGGGCGACCGCCGGCCGTCGGCGCTTTCAGCCCAGAGCCGGCCCAGCCAGGGGCCCTGCGCCACCGCGGTCAGGCGGAAGCCGGTCGGCGTGTCCGGCGTGACCGTGCGCCAGTCCCCGGCCGGGCTTTTCAGCTGCAGCACATAACGATCCACCCGCCTGTCATCCAGATGCAGCGGATTCCAGCGTCCGTCCAGCCGGGTGACCCAGGCGCCGCCCTGCATGACCAGATCGGTCGAGAGGGTGAAGCCGGTCGGGGCCGGCAGCCGGTCGATGACGATGCCCGGATCGAAGGGCGGGATGATCCCGGCGTCGGCCTGATGGATCTCGGGGGCCAGATCCACCAGCTCCAGCTTCGCCGTCAGGTCGGCGCCGGGGTAGATGCCTTTCACCAGCAGCGGCACCGTCACGCGCCCGGCCTCGCCGAAGGCGAACAGGTCCCCCTCCTTCACCGCCGCCGGCAGGGCCGACGTCAGCTGCAGCCGCGTGGCCTCTCCTGGCACCGTGGTCAGCGGCACCTCGGTCACACCCAGCGTATGGCGGATACGCAAGGCATAGCGCTTGCCCTCCTCCATCGGGCAGGCCTCGTCCGCCTCGATCGACAGCCGGTCGGCCCCGATGCCCGTGATGCGGCCGGAACTCAGGCCGACCAGCATGACGTCGTGCTGTACATCCACCCGGTCGCCCCGGCGGACGATGAGGGACTCCACGTCCTGGTTCAGCTCGTAGATGCTGGGGCGCAGGCGCAGCTGGGCCAGATGATAGCGGCCGGCCTTGTGGACCTGGTCGGCATTGGTGAGGCCGGGCAGATCCAGCACCTCGTACAGGGTGGCGTTGGCCTCGCTGTAGCCGTCGTCGAACACCAGACGTTCGGCGGTCTTGTAGTCGGCCTTCTCATCGGCGAAACGGCAGCGCAGGGCGTGCGGAATGTCCGCAAAGAGTCGTGTGAACTTGAAGCCCCAGCTGTTGCGCGGCGTGATCACGGTGACCGGCACGTCCTGCGGCACGTCACGGACCACGCTGTATTTGGCGTCACGGACCTGGAACTGGGCCCGGCCGACGGCGGCGATCTGCTTCAGCCGCTCGAAGACCGTCCCGGCACCGTCCAGAACGGCATCGTAGGTGTAGCCGGCCGCGGCACAGGCTTCATGCCAGGCCGCCAGGGTCGGCCAGTCGATCTTGTGGTCGGCGGCAGGACGCAGATTGGCGGGGCCGCGCGCCACCCACAGGAACAGGCTTGCCGGATTCCGGGTCGGACGCTCCACCCAGGTGCCGGTGGCCGCATCGTAATCCGGGCAGATCCGGGTCGCGATCAGGTTGAAGTTGGACACGGTGCCATTGATCTGGCCCGACGCGCGGATGCGCATGGCCACCAGGGCATGGGGCACACGTGTCTTCAGCGGCGCCTCGTTCAGCACGGCGCGCGCCGCGGCCCAGACCATGCTGTCGCTGTATTTGCTGTTGCCGTCATGGTCGATCAGACGGCGCACCCGGACCTGGTATTTGCCGCGGGCCACGGCCACGCGGGTGCCGCGACGCAGCAGACTGTTGTCCGTTTCGGCATAGACGCGCAGCACGCCGGGCGAAAAGGAGTCATCCGTGGGAAATGCCGTCCAGTTCTCCGTCCCGACCGGGGCGTACTGGCATTCCACCGCAGCTTCCGTCGGTTTGCGGTTGCCACCCCCAGTGGTCCTCCACACACCGGTCGGGAAGATGAAATCCAGGCTCAGCTCGTCCGCATCCTGATCGATGGCGCGGGTAATCCAGCCGTCCTTCTGGCGCAATACGCCTTGCGGCAGGCCGACGCCCTGGCCAAGCTCCTCCACCGTTCCGGGGAACAGGGCGATGGGCGCATCGCCGGGAAAACCCTGGCGGATCTCCAGTTCCACATCGCTGTAGTCGGACAGCGGTGTGTCGCCCAGACGCATGCTGGCCCGGTCGATCTCCAGCGGCCCCGGACCCAGATCGAACAGGATGCGCACGTACTGATCTTCGCCCACGACCTCCGTATAGGGCTTCGCCGCGTATCGGGGCGCCCAGCGGTGGCGTCCCAGCGGCACCGGCACCAACCCATAGGGGCTGGCAGCATTGTTGGCGTCGATGCTGTAGCGTTTCTCCATCTGGTCCGCCGACAGTTTAGGCGGCGGGATCAGCATGTTCAGCGCCATCATGCCGACGCTCGAGACGGCAGCCGTCGTGAGAGCCGTGGCCGTGGCCACACTGGTCCCCAGCGGCGCCGCAAGCTGGGCGCCATAGACCTGCCCCGTCCAGACTGAAATGGCCACGATCACTAACGTCGCTACGATGCGGAGCGCGTTCTTGCCCCCCTGGCCGCCACCACCGGCCGGCAACGCGCGCACGGATAGCAGCTGGCCCGGACGGGGCAGCACCTCGGCCCAGCGCGCACGGGGGACACACCAGTCGTCCAGCCAGACCGTGGCATCGCAGGCCTGCCGCAGCAGGCCCTGGCCGGTCAGAATCTCCAGTACGGAGCCGCCGGCAGGCACTTCGGCGCGGACCAGATCGGAGGCAAAGGGTTTCGCCGCCGCCGATAACCGGATCGGCAGCGCGTTCTGGGTGTCAGCCATCAGAGTAGATCCCGGTGACGGTAGATTGCGATAAGGGTGGCGGCATCGCGGCCGCCGCGGATGGGCGCGACCGCGGCATCCACCCGCTCTTCGGTGTGCAGCATGCTGTCCGGGGCGACGACGATGCCCACATGGCAGGGCCAGCGCAGCCGGCGCATCAGCACCACATCGCCCGGCTGTTCCAGCGTCTGCCAGATCAGCGGGTCGCGCAGGCTGGGGCGGTGGGCGATACGCACCCAGGGGGCACCGCTATGGGCCTCCACCGCCCTGGCCATGGCCGCCCGGTCTGTTGCTTCGGCGGGCGTGTCCTCGGCATAGTCGGGCACATTGATCCCGAACTGCCGGCGCAGCACCAGGGCGACCAGCCCCCAGCAGTCATAAGCTTCGGGCCCGCGCCCCCCGTGACGGTAGGGCAATCCCACATAGGCCCCGCACCAGCCCGGCAGCATCAGAACACCGCCGGATGGGTGGAGGGCAGGAAGCTGTCGGCCGGAAACGGCTCGGCCAGCAGGCTTTCCCAGGCCAGGGTGCCGGACACCTGCACGGCATCCACGTCGGCCGAGGCCAGGCGGAATTCCAGCGGCCCGGCCTCCAGCACGTCGGGGGCGGACGCCAGCACCACGGAAACGCGGACCGTCGGTGCGGTGGTCAGGGCACGGATGGTTTGCGCCATCTCCCGGCCGACATTGTCGATGCTGAGCTTCACCTCCGGCAGGGAATCGTCGGTATCCGCCGGCAGTTCGATAGTGAAGGGCAGTGCCGTGTAGGTATGGCCGTTGCTGACCGTGTCCACGGCATCGCTGCTGAAGCGCAGGGGGCCGTCGATGATCTGCGGATGCTCGATCTCGATCAGGATCAGAAAGGCGTCGCCGGTTTCCTGGGCGAAGGTGGCGGATCGGAAGCTGGGCGTCGGCATCAGGGCATCTCCTCCAGCTGGATGGTCACGCGGTAATGGTCAGGCCCGATCTGTTCCCATTCCGGCGGCTGATTGGCCACGAACCGGTAGTCCGCTGCCGCGCCGGTGACAGGATGGCGGGCGCTGAAGCGCAGGGTGCCGCCCGCGGTGGTGACCCGCCAGAACGTCTCCAGCGTCTGCCATTGGGCGGTATCGAGAACGAAGGAGCGGCTCGACGATTGGGTGGCGGCCGTGAAACGGCGCCGCTGCTTGGCCGGGCCGGCCTCCATGGCGGTGCGCAGACCCGTGGTGCCGAAACGGCCGGTCGTCCCCAGCAGGGGATAGACCGGCAGGGTGGACGGCCAGGACAAGGGGGCCATGATTCAGCTCCGGCGGATGGGGGAACGGGACAGGCCGTAATTCGACTGCATGTCGCGGTCGGCACGGCCACTGTTGAAGCGTTTGGTGACGGCCCGGTCGGCGATCTGCTCGACTATGATTTCCAGCTGGCGCGAGCCGTCGGCCCCCGTGCGTTCCTCCGCCTGCGTGTGGACGCCGGGTGCGTTGTTGTTGACGACGACCTGAAGTCCTCCCCCTGCGCCCGCGCTGGCGGCGCTGCTGTAGGACGGGGCCTGCAGCGCATGGTTCGGGATGATGCTGCCGCTCGTGCCGGGCAGGAACAGTTCCGGTCCCCGTTCGCCGACCAGATAGGCGCTGCCGGCCGACACGGGGCCGCCACCGGCCCGCGCGCCGCCGAAGCCCGTCAGGGTCGGCAGACCGGCACTGGGAAACAGGGAATTGATCAGGGGATTGAGGATCGCCATCTTCATCATGGAGGCGGCGATATCTGCCGCGGCATTCAGGGCCGTCGTCCTCAAGGCCTTGAACGCATTCTCGCCCTTGGCCAGGGCGTTCACGAAGGCGTCACCCACGCCCGACAGTGAGTCGGTCAGCTTCTTGTTGAGTTCTTTGGTGCCGTCATATTGCGACTCGATGGATTCTTTCGCTTTGTTGTAAGAATCCTCGCCGCTGTATTGGACAATGGCTTCCTTGTTATCTTCAAGCTCTTTGAGTTCTCTCTTCCTCTTGTCCTCGGGACTGCCGAATTCGTTGCCGATTTTCTTCACATAGTCGTTCGGTTCTCCGCCGGCCTTGCCTCCATTCGCCGTTCCGTCGGACCCGGAGCCCTTGCCGAGGGCCCCTTTCAGCTTTTCCGCGGCCTCGCCCAGGCTGTTCAGCGCCTTGGTGCCGGTGTCCTTGAAGGCCGCAACGGCCTGGACCAGCTCTTCGATGTTGGGCGGGACCTGGGCGGAGGTCGCGTCTGTATCTGCCATCATGTCACCTCATCTTGCCGTCTCTGCACGATTGCCGGCTGGCGGAGGCATGGCCGGCCCATCCGGGCCGGCCATGGGGATCACGCCACCCCCCGCTGCTCCAGCCGGTGACGGAACCGGTTGAAACGGTCACGGCGCAGCATGGCCGCCGCGTCCGGGTCGCCCCGGCTCAGCCGCCATTCGAAAAGAGCGGCGGCGAACTCATGGTGGGTGGCATCCCAGAAGGTCCGGGGCGGCTGGGCCAGAACACCGGCCCAGATGCCCAGCAGGCGGCGGTAGGGAAACGGCTCTACGCCGCTCCCGCCGCCGCCATCGCTTCCCCCGCGGAATCCTCCCGCGGCGGCTGGCCGCCGGTCAGCATGTTGGCCAGCAGCTGGGATGCCGGATGGATACAGGCGGCAAGGCCGGTCTGGACCACCAGCGTTCCCACCTCGTCGCGCGACAGCTCCGTCCCGGCTCCCTTCAGACCGGCCCAGATGATTGCGGCCATCTGGCTGGTCCGCAGGGTTGCCGCCCCTTTGGCCAGGATTGCGGAGGCCAGATCGGTGACGCCGCAGCCGAGCGCCTCCTCCAGCTCCACCATGGCCCCGAAACTGGGGCGCATGGTGTAGGGCCGGCCCGCCAGGGTGAGACTCACCTCACCCGCATGGGGGTTCGCCATGGGCTGGCTCCTCAGCCCGCCGACGGCGTCAGCCGGGTCAGGGCGGCCGCGGGGGTCAGGGCCAGCGTGTAGGACGTGACGTCCAGCGTCGGCGCGGTGATCTTCAGGCTGGACACATAGAAGCCGCCCTTGTAGCCGTTGCCCGCGGCATCGAACAGGATCTGGCAGTCATACGGGGAGCGGGCGGCCCAGGCCGCTTCGAGCTTGTCCAGCTGGGCCCGGCTGCCGCGCAGCTTGCCGGAGCAGTTGACGACACCGCTGACGGAGACCGGCACATTGGTGACCCAGCCGCCGCTGTCCTTGGCGGTGGTTTCGATCATCTTGGCCGAACCATCGAAGCTGGTGTCGGTCTGCCCTTCCAGGGTGGTGTAGCCGGTGGCGCCGGTGGCGGTGTTGCCGATCTGCAGAAGGCACTCGGTACCCTTGACCTCAACGGCCATGGTCTTCTCCTGACTGTGGTGGATGTGGGGAAAGGTCCGACGCTCAGGCTACGGCCTGGGCGTCGGTTTCGCTGGTGGCATAGCGGACGCTGTATTCCAGCCGCTTGGCGGCCGTGGCGTCGCCGATGTCGACGTCCTCCGGCGGAGGGGCCGTGCGCACCAGGGAAACCTGCTGTACGAGGCCGTCCAGGCCGCCGATGGCGGCGATGGCGGCCTCCACCTCGGCACAGAGCGTGTCGAGGCTGTCCTCGGCCCCGCGGTCGTCACCGCGCGCGGCACATTCGACGACCAGGGTGAGGGTGCGGAGATGGCGTCCGGCCTTGTCGGCCGGCACCGCCGTTTCGGTGTCGGTGTACAGGGCGATGCCGGGCAGCTGCCCGGCCGTATGGTCCCACGGGGTCCGCTTGGCCGGATAGATCCGGTTGCCGGACGTGGGAAGCCCGGTCAGATCCGCGACCAGCCGGTCGCGGATCTGCTGTCGAACATGGGGCATGGGGTGCTTCACTCCAGGCAGGGGTCGCCGTGCCGGTCCGCCCTGGGCGGACCGGTGTGCTGTGTCTTGGACGGCGGGGCCGTCCGCGGGACATCAGGGCTGTTGACGAAAGCCAGAACGAAAAAGGGCCTGCCCCGGAGTCCGGTGCAGGCCCTTCTGTTTCGTCGTACCGTTCATCGCTGCGCCGCCACAGGGCGGACGATGGGCGATGTTGAGGTGATCCTGCCAGCGTCCCGCCCGGGCGTCAAGGACTATTTTCTTTAAATCGGACCTTATTCAGGTCTGTCCGGGAAAATAATCCCTGAAGCCGGCTTCCTGACAGGCAGAGTCTGGGAGGAGGCCGGCTGTTTTTCTACAAAAAATAGTATTTTTTGCTGTCTCTGCTGCATTCTGGTTTCGGATCGTGGCGGCCCGACCTGTCCGGCTGATCGGGATCGCGCGGGATAAGGATGCAAGGGCGCATGGGTGTGCGTGGTCCGGCCGCAGTTCCCGTCGGCACTGCTGTCCCGTGCCGGGCGGAAGGCCGCCGTGTCCTGGTCGTGCCCCGGTCATTATGAACCGGTATTGAACTGCGACACGCTGTCTCGACAGCCTCCCTCACTTTTGGCTAGGGTCGCGTGCGCCGCGTCTGTGCGCCGGCTGCCCGGCAGCGGATTGGACGAGGGCGCAACGGGGACGCCATGGCCACATGTGATCAGGATGAAGGCTACGAGAAGCTGCTGACGGCGCAGCTGGCCCGCGTCATCGACTTCCTGAAATTCGCCGAGGCGAAGAACGGCGCCATGCTGGCCTTCTGTTCGGCCTGGCTGGTGGCGGTGTCCAAGGCCGTGACGGATGACCATACCCAGGCCTTTGTCATCATTCCGCTGCTGCTGACGGTGCCGCCGGTGCTGCTGGTGGCGGTGCTGACCTTGATCTCCTTCCTGCCGCGGCTGCCGTTCAGGGCGCGGCGGCCGGTGCCGGGGCGGCCCTGCGACCTGCTGTTCTTCGCCGATGTGCTTCATCTCAACGCGGCCGACTACAGCCTGCTGCTGCGCCAGCGCTACTACCCCGAGGAGGGGCGCTTCTGCCGGGACGAGTATTTCGATGATCTCGTGGCGCAGATCACCGCCAACAGCCGCATCGCCTATCACAAGTACCGGATGTTCAACCGGTCGGCCATGATCCTCATCGCCACCGTGGCCGTGGCCGTGTTCAGCGCGCTGGCGCTGCTGGCGCTGAAGCCGCCCTTCGCCGGCTGA